TAAACGTACTAGATTCTACTTTTTTCGAGATGTTTTCTTAGTAACCTTCTTAGTAGTTTTACGTTTTCTACCACCAATCTTTGTAGTTTTTTTACTACTACCTAAACGTATACCACCTCTTCGTGTTGTTTTCTTAGTATTTCTCCTTTTAGGATAGTCATCTTCATCATCGTCATATTCATTATCTTCATCACTATCTTCATCACTGTCATCTTCATAATGTATATGTGTCTTACCATTTTCAAGTGTAATTGTTCGACGATCTATAAATTCGTCGTCTTCATCTTCTTTGCGTCTATCTCTTTCTCTTTCTTTATTCCTACCTTTAGTACTAGATGCTTTTTGTTGTTTAGAACCACGACCATCTCTGTAAATGCTTGATTTGCTATTAGATTTTCTTATATTTTTTTCGGCTTTTCTTTGAGCTTCATCTGCTTTTCTCGCACCTCTATCGGCTCTCCTTTCGCTCTCTTCTTTGCGTCTTTCGTTAGCGGCTAGCTTTGCTTCATTTCTTGCCTCAATTTGCTGTTGTTTTTTGCTATTATCTTGTGGTTGAGAATGATGAGATTTCTTTTTACTATTTTTACCTCTTCCTTTACTTTTACGACTTCTACTTAATTCAACTTTCATAGGTATATTATATTACTAGAATAAAATTGAACAATTAAATATAAAACTATAAGTATAAAATTATATATATATATAAAATGGGCGTACCTGGATTCTTTGCCTGGATATTAAAGAATTATAAAAAAACAAATATTATTTCAAACGTATCAACATCTGATTTAAAAATATCAAATATTTTTATTGATGCTAATTGTTTAATTCATCCACAATGTTTTAGTATCTTAAATGATAATAAAGATCTCAAAAATATCGATCGTTTAGAAAGTAAAATGATTAATCAAGTCATTTTTTATTTAAATAAAATTATTGAATTAGTTAATCCTGATTCTCTTATTTATATTGCGATTGATGGTGTGGCTCCTATGGCAAAGATTAAGCATCAACGAACTCGCAGATTCAAGTCAGTTAGAGATAATGAAATCAAGAATGATATTCGAAGAAAGTATAAAGTAGAAGAAGAACATTTGTGGTCAAATGCCTGTATTACACCAGGAACACAATTTATGGAAAAATTAAATAAAGCGATTATAAATTACATCAATTTTAGCAAGGCAAAAGATAATAAGAAAAGAATGGTTTTATTTTCATCATCAAATACTCCAGCAGAAGGAGAGCATAAAATTTTACAATATATACGTAGTAATCCCCCGAAGGAATCTGATATAAGTGTTATCTATGGATTAGATGCGGATTTATTATTTCTATCATTGGCGACTCATAATAAGAACATATATTTAATTCGTGAATCGAATGAATTGGGTAAAGAAGCAGAAACTAGTATTGAAGGTAGTTTTAATTATGTAAGTATTGATATTTTAAGAGAATGTATTATAAATGAAATGATCTTTAGAATAGCAGATGAAGGAGATCTAAAAATGGAAAATAGAATAAAAGAAAATAGCAGGAAATTTATCAATGATTTCATATTTGTTTGTTTTCTACTTGGGAATGACTTTGTGCCAAATATTGTATCATTAAGTTTAAAGACATCTAGTAAAAAAATAGATAATGGTTTAGATATTATTTTAGAAAAATATAGTAATGTTTTTAGAGATATTAATAATAATTCTAAAGAATTCAAATTTCTAGTAAATGATTGTAAAATAAATTATAAAATGTTTAAAGATTTTTGTAAACAGTTAGCTGATCATGAAGAAGATTTTCTTAAGCAAATTGCTTCCAATAAACGTTTCTTTCCTCAACCACAAGGTACTTTATCCGAGTGCGAATTAGAAATATTTAGATTAGATAATTTATCTTTCAAAATTAAAGATCCAATCATGTTAGGAAGTAAAGGAGATAAAGAAAGATATTATAAACATTACTATGATATTGTTTTACCTTCACCAAAAATTAATGATATGTGTAAAGAGTATATTTATGGACTGTTCTGGATTAATAATTATTACATGAAAGATTGTATTGACTGGATATGGTGTTTTTCACATCATCAAGGATTATTCATATCTGATTTATATAAATATATGGAAAATCTTAAAGAGGACGTATTTAATGAATTATTTGTAAAACCTAAGAATAATAACTATAATAAAGTAAAACCATTCGAACAATTGATGATGGTTTTGCCACAACAATTAAATTTTTTATTACCACTTCAACTTCGTAAAATACTACAAACTGATGAAAAAATAAAGAAATTATCTCCAGTTCATTTTGAACAAGATATGTTATATAAGACAAAACTATGGCAATGTATACCAGAAGTTGATATGATACCATATGAATATATTGAAGAATTAGTTTCTAAAATTTCATTTAATGAATTAGATGAAAAAAGGAATAAAACAAAAAAGGTTTATCAGAATGAGATGTAAACTTATAACCTTACAAACCTTAATTTAGGAGGCCTTTCGGGCAAAGATTCCAATTTACAATTATAACATTCCAGTGAAAAAAGATTCGGTGGAAGCACTGGTAATGACTTGAGAGGGTTTCGGCTACACCGAAGATCTTCCATTGTTATTGGAAACTCAGAAAAGCTTGTTATTTTATTATTTGAACAAAATAAATTTAAGAGCTGTGGTGGTAGATCTATTTCAGTAAGAAGGTTATTCATAGCATTTAGTTCCAACAATCCAGTCGGTAACTTTGGTAGTTTGATCAATTTATTATTACTAACATCAAGTACACGGAGGGTTCCATCAACTGGAATCCAACCATCGGGTATTTCAGTTAAATTGCTGTCACTTAGATTTAGATATACTACGCCAGTAAGATCTATTTCTAGGAGATCAGCTGTTGTTAATGGTTTATTAGTTTTTCGGATGAATTTTCCGCCTGCGAGTTTTGAAAAGATACTCATGAGTACATATTATAGTTGATTGAATTATTAATATAATTTTCAATTTTTTAAAATATTTTAGATTATAGAAAAAGATAATGTCAGTCGAAAAAGATAAAAATTTTACTAATTTGAATTCAAGATATAAGACATATCTTGAAGAAATAGATAAAATATTAGCATCATTTGATGTAAGAAAAGAATATTCATTTGATGAAATAAATCAAAAATACAAAATAATTTCACAAATAAATACAAAGAATTTAATAGTTGAAAAAGATATTGAATTATTATTTAATAATTACGAAAAAACAAATCAAACAATATCTAAATTAAAAAGTTTATTAAAAAAAAGAAATAAACATATCATCTCAAATTTATTACGATCATCCATATATCGACAATACATCGACAAATTACATAAAGATTTAAAAAAACCATTAAGCAAAATTGAACCAATAATTTTAGAAATAATAAAAAAATATTCGATGTCATGGAAATGTTGTTGGTCTATCTTATCAACTACTGATGATGGAAATATAACAAATTTTGAAATATTTGATTTAAATGATCTATCATATATAAAAGAAAAATTAAGTATATAAAATGAGTTGAATATATAAAATAAATAAAATAAATTAAATATATAGTCATGACTGATAATTCAAGTACATTTATTAAAACGATTAATACTGAACATATTTCTAGTAGAATATTATTTATAAGAAATCTATTAAAGGGTAAACAATTGGAACCAATTATTATGATTGATTTTGACCATTGTAATACTGAATATATCGAAAAAACACGGGACGAATATGATGTACGAAATATAATTTATAAAAAGGTTTTAGATTTCAATAAAATTATTAATGAAATTGGTGGCAAATTAGAATACATTAAATCTGGTACAACCGGTCACACCTTCAAAGGTACATCAATTATAGATCCGGTTGATAAATCAAAGAGTCTAAACTATGCTGTAAAAATAGTAGCATATCCTAAACGAGAAAATTATGGAGATGTGAATGATGTAGAACGTCCTGAAAATGCTGAATTAATAATGTTGAGAACATTAAGTTATTTTGTATGTAATCAACAAACACCACATATCGTATTACCTATTGCGACATTCAATACTGAAATGAAACCATTTGTTAATTTAATAAAGGATAATGCGAAGGGAAATAAGAAATTTGAGGATTTTTTGAAGAAGTATAAACATGGTGATTATTATGATAAAATATCTGTTTTAATATCAGAATGGGCAAATGGTGGAGATCTATTAGATTACATTCGAAATAATTATAAAACGATATCATTAAAGGAATGGCGAGTAATATTATTCCAATTATTGAGTGCCTTAGCAGTTATACATAAAAAATACCCATCATTTAGACATAATGATATGAAAGCAAATAATATATTATTACAAATTTCGGATAATAAATCTAATCAAACAAAATATCGGTATAAAGTAAATGGAATGGAATATATGGTACCAAATATTGGTATCCAAGTAAAATTATGGGATTTTGATTTTGCTTGTATTCCGGGAATAGTGGACAATGCTAAGGTGGATGCGGAATGGACTAAAAAAATAAATATTAAATCTCAAATGAATCGATATTATGATATTCATTATTTCTTCAATACGTTGACAAAGAAGGGATTTTTTGATAATTTTTGGGATGCGCCGGAAATTCCGCAAAAAGTAAAGGAATTTGTAAGAAGAATCGTACCAGAAAAATATGCTGAGGGAGAATTCGTTAGTGAAAGAGGTAGAATATTAATAGATAAAGAATATACTACACCGGATGAAATAATAAAGATTGATCCATTTTTTGAAAAGATGCGAATTAAAAATTAGCTTCTAGCAAGATAATATGATACTAAGGCAGCAGCAATAATTACAACATATAAAAATGGTACTGAATATTTTTTATCCTTTGATAAAACTAAAATTTTTAAATCCATATTATCATTAAATAACATTTTTGGTTTTTGAATAAGAATAATGGCGATTATAATACCGTAAATTAAAAGAGTAGTTTTTAATTTTGTATCAAGTTCGAATGGCATATATATTGTTTATATAAAAAAATTATAATTTAATCTTTAACTGTTTAACTAGTTTACTAGGTTAAATTTAGACTCCTCTATAATCATTAGTTTCTTTATCATCAATAAATAATGTTCTAAAAAAAACATTACCATTTGTATTATATCTTTGATTTGCTTTATTAATAACTGCTTCAGTTTTAACAGTAAATGTATATTTATTTTTCTTATCACTATAAGATTCTTTTCTTATATTAATTGAAAACTCTATTTCTAAATTAACCTTGTATTGTTCATCTATTTCTTCACCTTCAATACGATTAAACTTTATGAATGATACAGTATATAAATTTCGTCCCATATCAGTTATTTTATTAACTAGATATTTTGCTATAAATTCAAATGGTTTTGAATTATTGTCGATTGGTGAAGGATTTCTATCTTGAGGATTATATACAACTTCTTGATTTTTATTAACTAAAAGTCTGATTCTATCTAAGGAATCATTAACAGCTTTAAAATATTTTAATTTCTTTTTATCTAAATCATTATCAAAATCTAAAGGATAATAACGTTTTGGTTGAGATTGTGATAAATCATTTAAATCATAGGCGTTTAATCTATATTGTGAATAGTAGTTACGTGTGTCCATTTTTTCAATTTTCTTAGGTGTTTTATAATAAAACAAATACCAAGTAATTATAAGAATAATAAATAATTGTAAATATAAGTTCATTTATATATATTATATATAAAAAAAATCATTTGAGAAATTAACCAGTTAACCAGTTTACCCAGTTTACCCCAATTTAACCCAATTTAAGCATCTCGCACCTCAAACTTAGTAAATTCATCATCAGTATCTGGATCATCTAATTCTTCATCTGGTAAATCTTGTTCAATATCAAGAGCATCTTTTTCTTCCTGTGAATCTTCATTTAATTGTTGTACTTTTTTAACTTCTTCTTCAGTTTGATTAAATATTAAATCGGTTGTTTGATCATATGAAATTATTTCAGCATCTGATTCAATCATATATTTAAATTTTCTAAATTCAATATGATTTAATTGTTTATTAAATAAATTGTAACAATAATTTATGATGTTTGCGATTAAAAATACAAGATTTGATTTGGTATAATTATCATTATTTAATTCAATTAAATATGCTAATTCTGATAATGTATAAAATAGAATTACATGATCATTATCTTTCAATGAAATTAAATTACTAGCATCAATAAATTTTTCATTATAAAGTAAACTTTTAAATGTATAATCTAAATCATTATCATGTAAGATGCCTTCATTTAATAAAGACCAATTAATTAGAATCTTTTTATTATTTTCTTTATTAGTATTAATATATTTAAATTTTGATTGGAAATTCAGAACAATTTGGGCATCTTTGCTAATTAAAACATTATTACTATTAATATTTGAATACTTGTTTGAAGTAAAAGTATTATTTTGTAATTTATCAACAATTTGAATCTTTTTTTTATTCTTAATTTGATATATAATTTTTTGAGAATATTCCATAAATTTTTTTAAAGCATTAATACGATTTCTCATAATTTCATTAATTATCTCTTTATTTGTTTTTTTTTCTCTGGTAAAAATATCTGTGGTTTTATAATCTGATATATTAATGTATTTATTATCAAATCCTAAATATCGTAATTTATTTTCAATTGAATAATTTATTTTTATAAATTTACCAGTTCCTTTAACATCAATATATTTATCACCTTTTTCTTTATACCCTAATAAATTATTTTCAATCGCACTGTAATAAATATCATATATATTTTTTTTAATGATTAATACATCTTGTTTAAAATGTTCATGATCTGGTTTATAACTAACATTTTTAATATATGATATTTCTGAACTTTGTCCCAATTGATTATGATCTATAATATAAACATTTTCAGATAAATAAATATTTTCATTATTAATATTAATATCTTTACCAATAATAGATTCTAATTTATTAATGAACGTTGATATTAATTTATCATAATTAGAATCATAATATTTTTTATAATTTTCATTCATTTTTTCAATAAAACTTTGTTCTTTTTCTATTTTAATTTCATTTTTAATCATATTTATTTCTTCATTTTCTAGATACTTATTTAGAAAAATATTACGAGATTCTCTTAATAAATTATCTATTTTTTCAATATCATTTGTAGTATATTTATTTAATTCTTCATCACTTAATGCGCTAGTTCTTTTAGAACCATCCATATTAAATTTTTCAAATAATAATTTTTTGGTGAAATCAAGTATTTTTTTTTCAATTGGTTCAATCGGTATATTTACTTTCAAAAACTCTCTTTCTTTTGTTATCATTGTTTCATATAGTATATATTTACGATCCGGTAAAAAATAAGATTGTATTATACCTGTTAATTCATTTGTAGAATGTTGTGTACCAACTCTAATTTTAATTTTATTATTATTTATATCAATTATAGATGCCATTAAATTTTCTATTTTTTCTAAAGTTTCTTTCGCACTAACATTATTATATTGTGTATTTAATTTTAAAAAGAAACGTGTTGAAATAGTATCAAATAAATAATTATTTTTATTATTACTAAATGCTTCGGTGATAGTATTTAATAAATGGATCAATGTATTTATTATTATATCCATACCAATTTTTAAAAATGCTTTATTTTCTTTAATATGAGGATCAAAATACCATATATTAAATTTAATTAACATACCAGCAATATAATAAATTAAATAACATAATATTTTATAATTCTTAATTGGTCTAATATCATTTGAATTATTTATACGAATATTCAAATTATTAAATAATGAAAATCCTAATTTTTCAAATAATACATAATTATAATTTTTATCAAAATTTAAGAAGAATACTTGATTGTTACTAATATCTAATATCATTAATAATAGAATATATGAAACAATGTTATTATATTTATATTTTTTATATTTATCTGTATCTTGACTGGTATATGTAAATATTTCATTATCTAATTTAAATAAGAAATAATTTGTAATAGATTTATTAATACCATAAAGTTTCTCAGCATTTTCAAGATTTTTTTTTCTAATTGCTGGATTATTTTCAAGAATTAATTGATTTGTCGTTTCAATTAAATCAATTGTTGTTTTTGTAATTTCTTGACGTTTTAATCGTACAATTGGTATATTTCCAACATAAGAATTTAAATTGATTACATAACCAATTCTTTCAATAATTTTATCAATATTTTTAATTGATTTTATAAATTTTTCATATTTTGATAATTCTTCTAATGGTTGTGATGAAGATGATAAATTTAATGTAAATACTCCACCTTGAAAAGTATCGGCAACAAATTTTTTGATATCTAATAATTGTGAACAACTTTTACATACAAAATCACCTTCTACACTATCCTTTTTATAATTTTTAATAAATTCATATAATTTTTGATTAAAAAGAGATGGATCTCTATTTCGGAACATCATAATTTTATTAAATGTAACTATATGTTGGCATGTAGCATTTTGTAATATTGAATCTTCAGTAGATATAACTTCTTCTTCGGATACATTTATAATATATTCATTTTCTTTTGTTTTTTTTATGGTTGGTATTTTGATTAATGGTGAATTTATACCAGGTATTTTATCTTCATTTTTATCATATTCATTAATAGTTTTTGGTATTTTCATATAATATAATAATTTTTGTATCTTTGCGTAGTATTCATTTCTAACATTTAATTTAACAAAACGATCTTGTATATAATTAATTAATTTTTTTAAATAATATATATTATCAGGAGCTAAATTTATTTCATTTGTTAAAATTTCATATGTCAATGTAGATATATTATTATAAATATTATCTAATAAGTTTTTTAAATATGATTCAAAATTATTTTCACTAACAGTTTGATATTTATTTGTAATTAATTTGTCTTTTTCAATATTAAAAATCCAATAAATTATTTTTTCTTTATCCTTCGCACTACTTAATATTTCTGCTAATAAATTTAATGTCGTTTCATATCCATTTTCACCTAATGTTCGAATATTTATAAAATCTTTTAATGCCATACATCTAATTCTCATATTGTTTTCAAATAATGAGATTGGTAAAGCAACGCCAACAATATGAGCATTAATATCTTTAGATAATGGTCTTAAATCAATTGGTCTATTATATGATCCAACTATATTTGTATTATCAATATGTTCTAAGTTTGAGTATCTAATAGCATCAATATAATTTTTTAATTTTAATTCAAAACCAACAGAAGCAAAATTTTTAAAATTAATGTAAGGATATTGTCTCATATGTTTTAAATCACTATAATATTCACTATTATCAAAATTTACTCTTCCCATATTCATGAATTTATTTATGATAGCTATTTCTTCAGTATCATTATACAAGACAACTTTACGATTTAACATTGGTTGATAAAATAATTTATCAATATCTCTTCTATCTACACCAGGTAAATAATAATCAGTAACTTTATTTATTTTGGTTACAATATATTTTAATTTGGTATCATTACGTTTGGTACTTTTTTCATTTGTATTAATTTTGGTACTTTGATTTCCTTCTATTTTTTCATATTTTTCACTATCTTTGTGATATCTTAAAAAATCATCGGTGATGGGTATTAATAATTGTTTTTCAAATAATTCATTTATTTTTGAATCGGCACTTACATAATGTAAATCAACATTATCATAATCTAATAGAATTCCATATAATGACTTACTTAATCCTGATTGTATTTCATTAATATCTAATAAACTTTCAATGGTTGCATAATCAATTTCTTCAAATTTAGAATCAATAATAGTAATATATTTAAATTCAGCATTTGCTACATTTTCTTCCTCAAAAATTTGTAAAATATTAACTTTATCCTCCTTTTCATAAATATTGTTAAATATTACTAATAATAATATATTGTGATTTCGCTCAGATACTGTTAACTCAGATAATGCTTTTAATATACTTTCATTAATATGGTTATCAATAAATTGTTTAGCATACAATATATCGCCTTCTACATTTTCTAACTTTTTATCTATTACTAAATTAATATTATTGAATAATTTATAAGAATTTATAATTGTTGAATTTAATATTGATGTTAATTGGCTTAATTTATTTGAAACAGATATATTTAATACATTAACTATAAATTCATTTTCTCTATTTTCAATATCTCTTTCGTAATTAAATTGAATACCAAAATAGATAATACAATATATAATGATATACTTTTCAATTATATCATTTATTTTTGTTATCTGCTGTTTTTTTGTTAATAATTCCTCTAATTTTGAAGAAGATTTATTTTGTTTAATATATTTTTCAATTATGTTCAAATATAGTACATCTTTTCCAAATGTTTTTATTTTTGTAAATTTTTCATTCTTTAAATCTTCATATATTATATTTATACTGTCATAGATAATTTCATCTATTTTACTTATATGACTCATTTATAATATAATATATATTTTTTTTTATCGTGAAAAACTTATAAAAATTACGTTTTCTTACAGGCATCATTACGAGCATTTAAAAATTATTATTTAAGAATGCTCTTAATTTGCCCTAAATAAAAAATTGATAATTCTATATTATACTTAAAGCCAACTATATAATTATTACAATATGGCACTTTCAATTTTGACCCAATACTCAAATGATTTTGATAAAATCAAAAAAACTATATATGATTTCAATCTAACAAGTTCAAACAAAATACTATTCAGATTATCAGATGATAACCGTCTGATTATTTTTAATGATTTTGTTAAAACTCCAACAAAAGATACCTTGTTCAATAACTCCAGATCAATCGTATTAGCACTAAATGAAGATAAGTATAAAATTGTGGCATTCACGCATCCAGTAGTGGATTATAATAATAATGTAAAAATTTCTGAATTTGCGGATAAAAAATTTGCGGAATGTTATGAAGGAACACTAATTTCAGTATATTATTGTAATGAGAAATGGAATTATTCTACCCGCAGATGTTTAGATGCTAAAAAATCATTTTGGGCATACAATGGTAAAGTAAGTGACACGTCTCATTTTGATATGTTTGTAGAATCATTGGTGACACCTCTTGCTGATTTTGAAGCTAGTTTAGATAAGACACAATCATATTATTTTGTAGCAGTTCATCATAAAAATAAGACATATATTGATTATACTGAGAAATTTGGAGCATTATATAAGAAGAACTTTTTATTGTTTGTAAGAGATGGAAGCATGAATGAGACGAGTGAATATAATGAAGCATTGAAACCATATGTAGATACCCAACCATTACTTTCAAATGAAGAAATAATTGCTAAAATAGAAACAGAAAAGACAGTGATGGGATATCTATTAAATGATGGTGGTCAATTTTATGTATATCACACAAAATACTATCAAGAGTATGAAAGAGCAGCACCATTCGCTTATTCGTACGAAAATATGTTGATTGAACTATTTAAGAGTGATAATCTGGCTGAACATTTTAAGTTGTTTCCGGAGAATGTAAAATACAGAGAAACTAGTTTTGATACTAAGGGCGTAATGTGTTCATTATTTACGTATACATCAATTACATTATTGAATCTTTATTATCATTTTACATTATTCACTGATGGAAAATTGTCTCATAGAAATCCTGAAGATTTTACAAAATTATTTACAGAAAAAAATTATACATTACAGGGACTTTTGTATAAGATGAAAGGTTTGGTTATTAAAAATAAAAGAAAACTAGAATTAGCAGATGTAAAACAAATGTTGAAGTATTACATTAATAGTCAAGATCTTTTTAGATGTTTGAAGGAGTTGGAAGAATTTAAAAAGGAAGATATGGCTTTATTTAAGAGAATGAATCCGAAGTATAATGATGGGGTGATTTTGGGGGAGTTTTTGAAGAATCTCTAAAATTATCACCTCTCAACCTTGTATACCTTATAAACCAGTTTACCTCATTAGTTGTCAATAATCGGTTGTCATCTATAAATAATACCCGATATAATACCAGATATAATACCCGATATAATTAGTAAACAGGGAAACTGGGTCATAAAAAAATTGATTTATTAAATTATTGATCTAAAATAATTTAATAACTATATACAACTAAGATGAACGTTTTAATTGATAAGATTTCAGTCGATGCTAAACTAGCAGAAATGTTGGAGAACGAACTTGAGACTTCTTCAGAGGAAGAATATGATGGATCTGATAGCGAATCAGATTCTGATGCTTCTGAAATTCTGAATGTATTGGAGAAGCAATTGGAGGAAGAAGAAGTGGAGGAAGAACTAACTCTGGAGAAAGAAGCAGAAATGATCAAGGAGGAGAAGGCATTGGAGAAGGAATTCTTGGAGACGAATCCTGAGTCAGACTCCGATAGTGATTATTCTGAGGAGGAGGAAGAAGAGGAAGAAGAATAGATAGTGTGTTTATAGCGAGTTTAGTGTAGAAAGAGATAGATAGTTCAGTGTATAGTGGTTAATAGGTATTTAGTTTATAAAAAAAATTAATTTATAATTTAGCTAATTTTTCATTTATCATATTAAAAGTATCACGAATTTTATCAAAAGTATTCTTTATTAAAATTTTAATATCTTTACCATCAGTTCGATATCTAACTAGAATTTCATTAAGATATAAAAATGGAACATTATAACCAGCATAATCCATGTGTTTTTCTTCTTGTAGATAATACGAAATAATATTACCAATGGTGGCATTTTCATTTTGAATCTTTAACAAACCTTTGCTTAACACATCTTCACTGGTTTCTTTTTCTAGATTAGAAATAATTAATTTTTCTAATTTATTACATTTGATTATCATAACACTACATGATCTACTTAGCAATTCTAATTCAGTTAATTGACGATTACTATTAATTTCTAAATCAAAATTATTAAGATCTTTTTCATCATAATAATGATATGCCATACCAGCATTATATATACCATCATTCAATCCAATATTTAAACTTGCTACACATGTTGCCTTCAATTCTTGTCCTTTCTTTAATTTGATTAAAAGAATTGGACGTTTGTATGGTGAATCAATTTGTTTCCCTTTTAAGTAAAATGTAGCATCATCTGTGGTGACATTCTGAATATATTCCTTGTTATTTTTAACATTGATAAACATAACTAAATTATTAACTTTGTCAACAATACGATCTTTTTTACTTTCGAGATCATCAAAGCTTTCAAGTGTTGAAATATTATTTTCAATATTAAAAATTGGTATGTTACGAAATCTATCTTTTAACATATCATTATTAAAAATAGATGTATTGGTATCAAACTGCATATCATCTTGGTGGAAAGCATATATTGGGATATATGACATTACTAGACGACGAAGAGTATTAACAATTACAGAATTGACATCTTTTCCAACAATTTGTAAATTTAATTGGTTGTTGTGAAAATTGTCAGTTGACTTCTGGTATTTTGTTACTTTTAATTCCATTTTGTATATATAGTTATATATGATATTTATTTAAATTGATTAAAATATCAATTTTTTTTATTGATTTAATTCTTAAATCAATAATAAAAATTAGAACGAATCGAAGATGAGGGAACAATTTTTTTAATTATTTGGAGCGAAGCGAAAATAATTAAAAAATTGGGGCGAACGTAGTGAGAAAACAATTTTTTATTTAAACTATGTAATAGTTTAAATAAAAATTAGAACGAACGTAGTGAGGGAACAATTTTTTATTATTAATTTAATTCTTAAATAATTTAGTTTGTATTCGAGTACCACCAATAAAATCATCATCTTCTTCACTAGTTACTTCCTCATCTTTATATTGTTGGAAACGGCTAAAATCACTATCATCAGTATCAATATCATCATCTTCATCATCTAGATTATATTTAGGAGATTTATTTTTAGGAGATTTACCTTTAGGTGATTTACTTTTAGGTGATTTACCCTTAGATGGTTTTCGTGATTTAGATTTACGAACCATACGTTTTGGTAATGATAGTAGTTCATTTGATTTTTCAGTAGAATTTTCTGTCGATGCTTCGGAGGGTGTATCTGAAGGTGTATCGCTTTTTGTCTCAGTCGGTGTTTCGGAGGGTGTTTCGGAGGGTGTTTCGGAGGGTGTTTCGGAGGGTGTTTCGGAG